CGAGCACCGTAGCTGCTCCGTAGGGCGTGCCATACGCAGAGCCTACAGCGCTGTTGTACTTGAGGCCGTCCACGCCGCTGAAGCCATAGCCGGCGCCCGTGGAGCCTAGATAGCCGGTGATGGTTCCACCGCCAGAAACGCCAGCGATACACACGCCGCTGCTGGCCGTGATTTCCCAATACCACTTGCCGGCCGACTTGCCCACGGTGGACAGGACGGTTCCGCCATTGAATGGGGCCGAGGTGATCGAGGCGGTGAGGTTGCCATTCGACAGGACAACGCCCGGGCCTTTGTTGGTAGGGTCCCAGGTCGTTGACGATCCAGGCCCGCCACCAGAGCCGCCACCACCTTTCGGGTACTCCGACCGGTTGATGCTGTTCGTGATCGCCTGGGAGATCCGGCGAACGATAGGGCCAGTGTTAGGCACCCAGGGCCTCCACAGTGGCGACGAGATTCGATGGTGCACCGCCAGCCACCAGCGCACGGATCTGGCACTTGTCGAGGTTGAACACGCCACCGCCTGCTGCCGTCAATGTCGTGTCGGTGCCGGCCGCGACCCACGTGCTGTCATCAGGGGCCTGGAATTGCAGCGTCACCGTCGCGCCGCCAAAGGTGCCGCCAACGCGGAAGACGCCTGGGCCGCCCTTCCACGTAGAGGCAGCGCCAGTCGCGGCCGCACGGTTGAGCAGGTAGTGAACCATTTCCCAACCGCTGGCACCAAGCGTGCCGACTTGCGGGCTCACAGAGTTTGCGTCTGCCATCTTGATCTCCTTAGCCGGCCGATTGTTCGACGGCAGAAACGGTGAAAGTGCCCGCAGTGGGGCACAGGATGAAGTGTGCACCAGCGGGCAGCATGATAGGCGCTGGCACCGTCTGAGCCTGGGTGAACAGCAGGCCGAGATTCACGGTCTGCGAGACGGTGAGCGCCACGGTACCGGTCGAGCATGTCACAGCCGAGGTGTGCATGCGTACCTGCGCGGTGCACGCGCTGGCGGCGAGCACTGTCGTTGCGTTCGTACAGGCAAGGCTCGGTGTGATGACTGCGGCCTTGCTGGTGTCTGTGGCTTGGTAGGAGGTCGAGACAGCCAGTGTGCGAGTGCTGGGCATGCTGAAGTTGAAAGCGGCAGGCGCACTCGGCAATGTGGCCAGCGTGCCATCACCTCGCACGTATTGCGCTGTGCTGCCGGATGGCGTGTTGAACTTCGCAGCCAGGCCAGAGGACAGCGCGCTCTGCGTGGCGTAGGTGCTGGCTGCTGTGGCGCTGAGCAGGTAGTTCGACAGCGCGGAGGCTGTGACGAAGTTCGACGGGTTGCCGCTCAGCGGGTAGGCGTCAGCGATGCCATAGCCTGCCAACGTCGAGGGCAGGCCAGTGATGCCAGACCATGGCGCTGTGACGCTGAGAACGCCGCTCGCCAGCGTGAGCCCGCTACCGAAGGCAGGAACCTCGATCAGCTTCGTGATGCCGTTGAAGATGAGCACGCCATGAGCGCTTGCAGGAGGCTGCGGAAGGTCGTACTTCACATCGCAGCAGTCCGATGGATCTCGCTGCCACACCAGCGGGTCATTCGCGTCTGCCAAAGCCGACGAAGCCAGCACGAGGCTGGCAAGGATGGTGATGATTTTCTTCATGGTCTTTCCCCTTTGTTGTTGGCCGATCAGCTCTCGGCGCTGAGCTTGTAACGAATGTCCTTCAATGCCTGCTGTGTGACCGTCTGCACGCGCCACTGTTCGCCGGCCGCAACCGTGATGCCCACCGCAGCCTGATCGCTGTTGTACGTCACCTGATCAGCCCAGGCCGTACCAGGCGCCACGATCTTCTGAGTCTTGACGGTGTTGCTGCCGTCTAGGCCGGTCAGCGTCAGCTTCATGGACACGGTGCTGGTGGGGATCACAAGAACATCGCTGTTCATGCCGGATTCCGCATCCACGGTGGCAAAGGTACCTTGAACGACTTGGGACATGGTTATCTCCTATGCGGCCTTGACAGAGCGCTGTAGCGCCGCGTCTGCGGCCATGGTTTGCATTTCCTGCTGCTGGGCAGACTGAGCGGCTTCCTGCTGCTGCTCGGCCCGCTCATCGCGCAGGGCTTTGACTTGTTCAGAGCCGCGCATCACACGCAGCGGCACACCCAGGCTCTCGGACAGGACGCGCATCGATTCGTCGAAGTCGATCACATCAAGCGAGGCGGCGGCTGCTGGGCTCACCTGGCCCAGGCCGGCCATCTGCGCCAGGCTAGCATTCATCCGCTCGATGGCGCCGACGTCTTCCATCTTCTGGGCGCGGGCCAGCGGGTTGTTGTACTTGATCTTGAGATTCGCACCGCCCAGAGCCTCGGGTGCTTGGCCGAAGATGCCAGCGCGGTAGGCCAGGCCGAAGCAGCGCTCAACCAGCGGCGCCAGGAACTCGGCTTGCAGGCGGCCATAGATCGGGCCGAGCAGTTGGCGGATCATGCCCACGCGGACATGAACCTCTGTCGCTGTCATGGCCGGGCCGTCAGCCGGTTGCAGTTGGTCGGCCATCAGCACCTTGCGAATCGTCGCTGCGTACTGAGCAATGCGGGTGTCTGCAAGCTGCCAGTCACCGCCAGCGCTCAACTGCTTCATGCTGTCCACGCTGTTGGCGATGATGACCTTGCGCGCGCCGACCTTGATCGTTCGCGGGTTCAGCACGCCATCGTCTTGAGCGATCCACATGCCAGCGATGGCTAGCTCTGCGTTCATCTTGTCCATGGCCAGGAAGGCATTCAGCTCGCGAGCATCAGGCAGCGCGTCGAACATCGGGCCGATGGCATAGACGCTCTTCGGAATCACGGTCCAACGCGGCACGATGACCGGCATCTCGTGATAGCCGGACTCACGCAGCTCGTGCTTGGTGTCGATCTCGAAATGGCAGGATGCAATCGGCAGGTTCTTTGCCATCTTCGCGCCCACCATGTAGACGCTTCGAGGGTAGATGGCGTGACAAAGGCTGATCGCGCAGTCTGGGTCTTCCTTGGCCTTCTTGACCACGCCTTCCGAGCACTTGTCTTCACCGAACTCGGTGATGCACTGCTGAGCTGTCAGCGTGTACTTGCGGAACACGGTATCGACCGGGCCGCCCGCAATGCTTGTCGAGCAGAAGCACTCGGACAGCGGCCATTGCGTGAACTGGAAGCCACCTTCTCGGCGGTCAACGTCCACATAGAGTGCGAACCAGCCGGCCGCAACCAGGTCCATGGCGCATTCAAAGGCCGCAGCGTCGAAGGTGCTGGCGTGGATTTCTTCGTGGAGCTGCTTTCCCTTCTCGTCGAGCCATGTCTTGCCCAGGTCATTGGCGCCAGAGACGGCCAGCAGAGCCCAGACCGAGCTAGACGGCACGGCACCACTGACCACCGCAGCGGCCAAAGTGCGGCCTGCATCGGTAGAGATCGAGTGCAGCAGGCGGGCCTTGCGATCAAGGGCTTGCTGAGCATCGAGCGGATCACCGCCCTGCAAGCCAGAGCCGCGGATGGGCCATGTGTGGTCGAAGCAGTCCCGCCATACAGGCTCATGGACGCGGCGGATCTCTTCGAGCCGAGCAAGACGCCTTGCCAGTGCTTCAACGGATGCCATCAGTACGCCTGCTGTGAGTAGTCGGAAGAACCGCCACGGCTCACGGTGCGCGTGGCGGTCGAGGATGCGGCACCGGCCCCCAGCGCAGTGGATGCCGGCCGGGTTGCCGCGCCGCTGGTGCCACCACCAGGGAGGCGCGCACGTGTGACGGCGCCGCTAGGCGTTGCGGTGGGGACGTTGCCAACACCGAGGGTGCTTTGCTCTGCTCCCATGCCCAGGGCTGATGTACGGCGACGGCGCTTCGTCTCGGCCAGTTGCGCGTTTGCGGCCACGGCGGCGGATGTTTCAGCCTCGGCCGCCTGGCGAGCGTCATCATCGCGGGCCTGGTCGAATGCGGATTGCTGCGCCTTGATGGCCTTCTTCTGCTGATTCGCTCCGTACACCGCCGTGCCGACAGCGACCGCTGCAACTGCTGCGACAACCCAGCTCATGTGATGGCCTC